CATACAGACGTTGCAAACAAAGGAAGTATTATAGTTGAAGATAATACTATTAATACACAAACTTCTTTGCAATTACCGGGCAGAAACACAACTGCTTATGGTACTGCTATCGCTGAAAACTTTTTACACTTACTAGAAAATTTTGCTTTTAATACAGCACCAAGCAATCCTGTAGAAGGACAACTTTGGTATGATACAACTCCAGGCATTGATCAATTAAAAATCTATGACGGAACTAACTGGGTTAGTGCATCAGGATTAAAGAAGGCAACTACACAACCAGATGCTAATCAAAGTGTAGTAGGTGACCTTTGGGTTGACACAGATAACCAACAATTATATTTGTATACAGGTTCGGGTTGGATTTTAGTAGGACCAACTTTCTCAGATGGATTATCAACTGGAGCAAAACCGGCAACTATAATTGGTACAGATAATGTTACATATACAGTTTTAATAATTGAAGTACAAGCAAAAACAGTTGGAATAATTTCCACTAGAGCATTTACACCTAAAACTACACTAGAAGGCTTTACAACAATTAAGCCAGGATATAATTTAAGTACAGCAGATATTACAGGTGCAGGTGTAGGAAAATATTACGGAACTGCGGAAAAGGCAGAAGCATTAGTAATAGGAGCAGAAAGTGTTCCGGCGGCAAACTTTGTAAGAAGTGATAAAGATACACCTTCAACAGTTCCTTTAAAAATAAATGCTAATGGTGGTGTTACTGTTGGACAAGACAGTAAAATGAATTTTGGTATTGAAGGCCAAGCAGGTATTATTACACACCAAACAGCAGGATCAAACATTGACATAAGAGTAAACAATGAAGGATCTACTAAAACAGTTATTAGAGTTGATTCAAATGAAAGAGTTGGTATTAACAACTTATCGCCAGCACAACCTTTAGACGTTACTGGCAATATTCAAACTAGTGGTGCAGTACTTGTTAACGGTACAACTGATGCATTGTCAATAAGCACAGGAAGTATTATTGCAAAAGGTGGTGTAGGTATTGCTAAAAAATTGTGGGTTGGTAGCGATGCCAATCTTGCAGGACTTACTACAACAGGAAACATTGTACCAAACGTAACTGTTACTAGAAACTTAGGTACAGCAAACGAACAATGGTTGAATGTATTTTCACAAAATTTTATAGGTAACTTGACAGGTAATGTAACAGGTTCAATTAGCGGTAGATCAGGTTCAACAGATAAGTTAGCAAGTTCTACAACATTTAGAATGACTGGTGATGTAAGTGCTCCTGAATTTACATTTAATGGGCAAGACGAAGCAGTAAAAACTTTTGTAACTACAATTAGTAATACTTTCCTAGCAGATAAAACTGAAAAAGGAACTTCACAAACAACAGACGAATTTATTTTTAATAGAGTTACACCTGATTTACAAAATGACACAGGTGTATTTAAAATAAGCAGAACAAATTTATTTAAAGCAATTCCTACATTGCCAATTGGAATGATTACACCATTTGGTGGTTTAATTAGTGAAACACCGCAAGACTGGTTAATTTGTGATGGTAGCGAAGTGCTTATTGCTGAATATCAAAACTTGTTTAACGTTATCAAGTATAACTTCAAAGATCAAACACTTGTACAAGCAGGTAGATTTGCATTACCTGATTTAAGAGGAAGAATGACAATGGGTTTAGATAACATGGGTGGCGAGAGTGCAAACCGTGTAACAAGTTCAGCGGCAGACACATTAGGAAATGTAAGTGGTTCACAAGATGTAAACATTAGTCTTACAAACTTGCCTGAACACGAACACGATTTAAGAGGACCAAGCGGAGATCAATATTATACTTTGAGAGACATTTCAGGTATACCAAATGATCCACAAGGACTTGTTTATGATGCACCAACAGGTACACAGGCAGGTCAGGCTTATCCAACTTCAGGTGGTATCCTAACAAATCAAGCAGTAGGTCAACCAATGAATGTTATGAATCCATATATGGCAATCAACTATATCATTTATGCAGGTGAAAATACTGGGACAGGGGTAGCATAATATGAGTTATAAACTTAATAAGACAGATGGAACTTTGCTTGTAGATTTAGTTGACGGTACACTAGATACATCAACAACGGATATTTCATTAATAGGAAAAAATTACAGCGGATTTGGTGAAGCACTTAATGAGAACATGATTAAGTTGCTTGAAAACTTTTCAAGGTCATCTGCACCAAGTAGACCATTAACAGGACAAATTTGGTTTGACACATCAGAAAAAAGATTAAAAGTTTATGACGGTGAAAACTTTAGAACATCAGGTGGTCCAATTGTTGCAAACCAGCAACCATCAAATATAGTTGCAGGTGACTTATGGATTAATAATGACACTAATCAATTATTTTTTACAAGGAACGGACAAGATCTGACACTTGCAGGTCCTATTTGGACAACAGGCCAAGGTAAAACAGGTTTTGAAAGTGAAAGTGTTTTAGATACACAAAATAATTCAAAAACACTTTTAAAACAATTTATGGCAGGGGTGCTAGTAGGTGTATGGAGTAACTCAGAGTTTACACCAGCACCGGCATACTCAATCACAGGGTTGACTACAATCAAAAAAGGTTTCAACGTAATTGCTGATGATTATCATTACAGAGGTAGAGCAACTGCTTCAGAGGCATTAATCAACTCACAAGGACAAGCCAAAGGTGCTTCACAGTTTTTACCTACAGACGCAGATGGTACAACAGTTGGTGCATTAACAGTTGCCAACTCCGCAGGTGTAACAATAGGTTTATCACAGAACAATCAATTAAAAGTAGTTGGTAATTCTTTTGTTACAGAAAACCAATTATCAAATCAAGATTACAAAGTAAGAGTTAGAAAAACTACAGGTTTTGTAGATGCAATTACTATTGATACTAGTGAATCACACGTAGGTATATTTAAAGATACACCTAACCATACATTACACGTCGGCGGTGATATGAGAGTTGATGGAACATTGTTCTTAACTTCACCAAGTGTTAATATTGAAACACAAAATTTACGTGTACAAGATATTAATATTGAGTTAGGTATCACTGAAGACAGTACTGTTCTTGGAAACGCTCAAGTAGACCAAGGTGGTATTATATTAAAATCTGCAGATGGTGATAAAGAACTTTTATGGAGAAACGCAACACAGGCTTGGACTTCAAGTGAAAACTTAGGTGTTGTTGCAACCAAAGGTTTTTATGCAGATGGTGTAGAGGTATTAAACAAAACAGAAATAGGATCAACTGTTACAGATGCACTAGGACTAAACAGAATAGGTACACTACAATATTTAAATGTTGATGATATTAATATTAATGCTGGTACAATTACAAACAGTACAGGACCTGTACAGTTTTCAAGTAATGGTGCTATTACTATTACAAACAATCAGAAAATTACAGGACTTGCTGAACCAACTACAAATACAGATGCGGCAACAAAATTTTATGTTGATGACCAAATCAACAATGAACCAGTTGTATTAAGTTTAGATGTCACTGGTCTTGGTAACGATGCGATTGCTACAATTATTGAGGATGTGTACCCGGCGGCTAACAAGAAAAATGGTAGTTATGCCTACGTTGCAACTACTTCATTAACAGGTGCTACTGTTAGTGGTATTAGTTTCCAAGATACAAATGCGGCAAATCCAGGGTTTATTAACAAATCATTCTTGGCAGTAGATTCCAATGGAGTACAAAATGAGTCAGTTGTGCAGGATTTTGGAATACAAGATGCAGGAGGTACTGTATCTGTTGTAATTCAAAGGGGGTTAAAAAGATACATTGTTTCTAATAACCAATGGATATTCGACGGTAATTTGGGATCCAGCGGTAATTTATGGTAACAGATAAATAGTAACATAGGGGTTAAATGAAATGGCATATACTATAGATAGATATAACGGTACTACACTTACAGTGGTACAAGACGGTACAGTAGATCAAACCACAGATATTAAGTTTGTGGGTAAAAACTATGCTGGTTACGGTGAAATTCAGAACGAAAACTTTTTAAATTTATTAGAAAACTTTAGTGGTGCTAACCAACCTCCAAGAGCCATTTCAGGACAAGTTTGGTACGACTCTGGTGCTAATAAATTAAAATTTTATGATGGTAGTAAATTTAGAACTACAGGTGGTGCAGAAGTAAGTGCAACAGCACCAGCAGGTTTAGCCACTGGTGATTTATGGTGGGATTCTGCAAACGAGCAACTATACGCATACAATGGAACAGGATTTGTATTAGTTGGACCACAAGGTGCAGGTACAACAGTTACACAGATGGTTTCTTCAACAGTAAGAGATACAACAAGTGTAAACAGGCCAATTATTAAAGCAATTATTAATGATGAAGTAATCTTTATTATAAGTGGAACTACATTTACTATTGATTCTACAGATCCTAATAATGCAATTACAGGTTTTGACGTAGTTAAAAAGGGAACTACATTAAGAAATACACAGAATGCAACAGGCGGTGTTACAAGTACAAATGATTACTACTGGGGTACAGCAAGTAACTCATTAAAACTTGGCGGATATAGTGCAACAGATTTTGCCTTAGCAGGGTCAGGTTCATTTACATCACTTGTTAGTTTTGCGGATGCAGGTATTTCAATTGGTGATTCAAGCGATTTAAAACTTTACATTGAAAATGATAACGAAGGTGTTATTCAAAACGATGTAGGTACAAAAATAAAATTTAGAGTTGACAATGCACAAGGTGTTGTGCAAAATGTTATGTCAATTGAAGACACAGGTGTAATGCCAGGATCAAATAACACATTTGACTTTGGTACAAACTTAAATAGATTTGCTACAATGTATGCAACTACATTTAATGGTGATGCCACAGGTGCTAACACATTAAAAGTAAACAGTAATTACCGTTCAGGTGATACTGCCGCAACTGTTAACACAGTTGCAGTTAGAGATGCATCAGGAAACTTGGTAGCAAATGAATTTACAGGTGTTGCTTCAAGTGCCAAATATGCTGACTTGGCAGAGAAATATACTACAAGTGAAGAATTAGAAGTAGGTACTATTGTTGCCGTTGCAAATGAATTAGAAGGTGCTGGCGGTTATGAAGTAGAACCAGCAACAGGTGATAATTTTCCAGTAGGAGTTATTTCAGAAGCACCTGCATATTTGATGAATGCAGATAGCGAGGGTCAAGCAGTAGCATTAAAAGGGCGTGTTCCTGTAAAAGTATCAGGTTTAGTTAACAAGGGCGAAGCAGTTTACGTAGATGTAAGCGGTGTTGGCTCAACAGTTAAGAATGAAAATGGTCTAGTAGGTATTGCTTTAGAATCTTTCGAACCAGAAGGTGATGAGTCCGGCCTAGTAGAATGTATATTAAAGGTATAATACTATGGCAGTCGGTGATATTATTACAGCCGCAAGGTACAACAACTTACAATCTCGTGTAGCAACTGTAATGGGCGTTGGCTCAGGTGATGACGGTTATGGTCAAAACCTTGCAAGTTCTCAAGTAGCAGTTACGGCAATAGTAAATGCAAACGATATGCAAACACTTTACACAGATATTGCTAATGGTAGAATACACCAAACTGGTGCACAACCAACAGAAATTGCTTTTATCCAAGCGACAGATGTAGTTTTAGATAGTGACACAATTAATAAAAAAGGTGTTGCACAATTTGAAAACCTAGTTACAACTTTAGAAAATGATAAATTTGTAGTGGCGGCAACACAAAGTTCTGCTGAAGCAGTTCTTTCAGCACAATACACACAATCATGGAACGGTTCATTAACACATATTATGAATATTACTTTTGCT